AAGTTCTGAGATGCTAATTTTCTTAATGTGTCCTGCGTAGATGAGGTCGCTAAACGTAGGGTCTTCGGTGTAGCTATGGAAGAAGTATGCTGGGTCGATGTATTCTTCTTGGATTCCATAGTTCGGGTCGTTGTTTCTTTTAACAACACCCATACCGCAAGTAACTAAGTCGTTAACTGCTCTACGGTATATACGTTGGTCAAAGTCATTCCACTCTAGCGTAATATTGGTACCAACCTGCGCTGCAATCTCTGCAGCTGTCTTAATGTTAGTATCCATAAATATCTCAGCCTCTTCCGTAGTCTCTGGGATGCTGTTGATGTCTGTACCTATATCTACACCTTGCTGAGACAATTCACGTAGCATCTCTCTGTTTTTGACTTCAAACATTTTCTTTGCTCTTTCCTCGTCTTTTTCTGATTGAGAAAGTGGGTCAAGGGCTTTAACGTTTGGGTAAGGCTTTTTAGATAGAATGTTATTTACAACAATCTTTACAAACTTAGGAACGATAGGTACTGGAGACCAGTCAAGGTTGAGTAACGTACCGTCCCCGCTGTTTGGGTCCAAAGAGTTTAGAATCTGTTTGTATATAGAAGTATCCTGTGTACCGTTCGCGTAATCGCGATTGGTTTCAAAGTCTTTAAGTCTGCGTCTAAACAAACTTCGTTCGTCATCAGACTGCCCCCACTGCTTTTCAATAGCTTGAGCGTACTTGATACCGTAAGACTTGGATGTCTTTTTAGAATAGTGTGCAAATGGGTCGGGAAAGTTTCCATATTTCCCTTTGTCGTTGTTATTATCGTACATATAGCGTTTCGCAGAATACTTCCTTGCAAATATACGAAAATAAAGACCTGTGTTTTAACGCCTTATCTCCTTGTTGTATCTGCGGAAGAATTGCTTATCATTAAACGAGCTAACCTTTTTCTCTTGTTTGAATTTTTGTGCTGCTAAAAGGGCTAATCCGGAGCTGATAGTAAGGTCATACTTGGTACGGTTGTCTATCTTATAACCAATCCAATCCTCTAGTGTGCGCTCAAAGTACATTTTACCCATCTCTCCAGTTTCTGAATTCACACCTACGTGCTCTTCTACATAAGCCTCTATAGCCTGTGCGTGGGATTGTATCACATCTACAGAGTTAGACGGAATACCTCTAGTCTTAACATTTGCAGCAGCATTAGGTGCTTTTAGATGCTCTGGGCGCTTCATAACGTACTCTTCGTATCCCCTTGACTCAAAGTACCTTACGATTCCATACTTGTTGTTTTCTATCAGCAGCGGGTATCCGTAAAATACCGCTGCCATTAGGATGTCTTCGTAAAATATTCTTGCAAGAGGAGGGCGAGAAGCATACTCAGCGACAAACATATTAGCAGGAGCAGACATATTGAACCTGTTGTAAAGGTGGCAAGCACCTTTTGAACCTCTGTTATCTGTTGTAGAATCCAAGTCATAACTATCCACACCGCCTACGCCAATATGGTCATTAGCTGGGTGTCTCTTATTGTGTTTAATTACGTATTTATTTTGCATCTCTGGCTTTGGGAGCCAAGCGATGCGCCATCTGCCCTGTGGATTGGGATTAAACATAACCTCCTTATCCTTAGCGCCTTCTTTCCAGCTGAAATTACCACGAACCACAGGATGTGGGTACAGCTCTTGATTGTACTGAATCTGTTCGTATATCTTACCGATATTAAAGGTAGAACCTTCAATACTATCACGCATTGCCTCATCAATAGTGAAGGGGAACTGACGTATGAATTCATTAAGCTCTCTAGCATCGTTCTTTAGCGCATCGCGCTCGTTCTTAAGATATGTCTTAGCACCGATATCTACGTAGTCACCGTCAATCGTCTGTACAGGTTTTTCAGGGTCCTCCACAATAGGGTTTCCGTGCTTATCGAAGAATCCTTCAAGCGCTTCATACGCGGGTATAAATAATCTATAAAGACCAGTCTTTGTTCTTCCATTGGCATTTCTATCTTCTGGGTCTGAATCTCTCCATATCTCCTTATACTGATTACCACCCTTATCCATAGGGTTTACCGTAGAACCTACGAGTGCCTTACCGATAATCTTACGACCTACAATAAGACAGGTTTTTTCAATGCGCCACGCCTCACGAATATCCGTAGGGCGCTCCCACTTACCCGCTTCATCAAGATACAGGATGTGTAGCTTTTCACCATCGTAAGCATTGTTTGTGGTATTCTTCCAGTTGATGATGGTATTTAGCGCCTCCCCTTTATTAGAGGTTTTGTTCTTCTTTGTGATGCGCTTAGACGGCTCACGGAAGGCTAACTCCATACGTGGATTAGTAGTACCGTCCTGTATAGGCTTAAAGAAAAATGGATAGCTTTTAAACATAGGGACTACCTTCTTCATAAAGATGTTCTCCTGCGCATCCTTACCCGTCTTAGACTGTATACCTAATAGCTTGTCTTTTACTTGCGTGCCCTCATCTACGAGTATAGCGGCCGACATATTGGTATATCCAGAACGTCTACACTTGGTGTACATCTGACCTATGGAGCGTGGGTCTACCTCACACGCGGCAAAGTGAATAAACAGCCTCCTCTGGAATTCTAAGTACGATGCGTATCCGATGTCCATTTTGCTCCACTGCAGGAGCATATAGTGTCTCCCTGTAATGTATGTAGGCACACCGTTATTGTAGAACCAAAGACCGTTACGCCTGCGCTCAAACTCCTTCTCGATGTACGGAGAAAAGCGTTTCTTAAAGTCCGATGGCATTTCGTACCACTCATCCATAGAGCGAATCCTCTGCAGTTCTGCTGGCACAGGAAGTCTTTCCCACATTTGCATAGCAGGCTTCCGGTCATAAAAGAGGATTTCTTTTTTAGCGGGAGTCTTGGGAAGCTGAATATCAAGCCCACCGATGGTGAGGACTTCACCCTCCGTATCGTTGGGACATATGTTAACAACGTAGTTATCATAGTCTTCGTTTTGTTTGAGTCCAGCCATTTTATTTAATTAATAATCCCAGTAACAGAATATCTGATTACTTGGAGAACTTCTCTGCGAATCCTCCAGAGTAGTCTTGTTCTTCTTCAATGCCTCCTGTCTCTCTGAGTTCTCTGACCATCTGTTCAAGTCTCTGGTATTCAATGAGCAGTTCTTTTGCATCTGTTGCTGTTTGTTTAATACTCTGTAGCTCTGCTTTACGCTGTGAGCCAGAAAGCTCTGCGTCTACAGGCTTTCTTACTTCGTCAATCATATTATTGATTGCGACCTCCATAGAGGCAAGCAATCGTGTCGATGCTTCTACGGTGGTAAACTTACGCTTCTTTGACATACACTAGCTCTGTTGTTCTCATACGGTAGGCTTTGCTGCCGTCAAGAAGTTCCATCTCATATTCTGAATTCGGTCGGTAGCCCACCAAATCACCAGCGCTAGCGCCAATCCATTCTGAGCCTTCCGGCATATGTAGAAGCTGTCCTTCTTCTTTAGGTTCTTCTTTGAGGCCAAGAATAATACCAGAAGCAGTTGTCTCTTCTTCCGCCTTAGGTGGGGGTGCAACAAAACACCAATCCCCAAGCATAGTAATATCGCCAGCTTCATCTTCGATTGCGATAGCGTGGTTTCCATATCCTCCGTTAGAGTCGTAATCAACCAAGTATAGGTCATCTCCAATATCGTATTTTTGTTCTAGTACTACGTGATGGTGAAAGTATAATGTGTCTCCCTCACGGTTGGCAAATCCAGATGGACAGCTTACAATCTTACCGAGGTTAACACGGTTTTCAAATTCATTAAACTTTGTTACTAGCTTTAGAGTAGTGTCTTCAGTAAGTTTAATTTCATCTTTAAACTTTTGCGGGATGTGTACGATAAATTGACGTAATGGTTTCATACTATTCAAAGTTTAAGTCGTACTCTAAAATACAGGGCATATCATCTATAGCCTTCCACAGCATAGTCCCTTCCTCGTTTTCAATGTATATGAGATACCGCTTTTTGCTATGATGGTGCAGATGCGCCTCATCTTCCGTGATTGCGACTACTTTTCCAGAGCCAGCACGCATACCTACATAGTATGCCATAGCGTCCTTGGGGTCGCGCCCAATTACAATCTTTCTAATCATCTTTATTTAATTTAAGTGGACCTAGGGTCCAACTGCTAATTTACATTATCGTTGCCGAAGTGTTTTAGCCACCAGTCTATAGTGCCTTCCTTCGGCTGGTCATTTTCTACATCCATTCTGTACGCTTCCACGCAGTAGGAGAGTAGGTCGTCCAGTTCATCTTCGTCGGTTACAGAGAATGAAGAAAGTAGACTCATATCTGCACGCTCGTTACCTTCCTCGTCCATATGCTTGGTTTCCATATCTAAAAACCCTATGGCGATGCAGGCTAGAAACTCATCACTAAGGTCGTGCTTCTTTACGACTTCGTTAATGCCTATAATGAGTTCTTGTATTTCTAGAATGCAGTCTTTTTGTCTTTCAGTCATTAGTCTAATTTAGTTAAAATAAATGTAGATGTGTTTTTAAGTGTAGCAGATGCTGAACTTGATATTTCGTAATATAAATCTGTATTAGCAGCAACGTGTCGTACTAATGAAAAACCAATACCAGTGTTTGCTCCAGAGCTATGTGCTCTGATAATACTTTGAATTAATACAGCTGAACCACCAGATGCTTTTTCGTATATAGCTACTTCAATATTAGAGTTTCCAGAAGGAATATTAACCATCATATTTACATCAATCTTTACAAGTCCTTCTTTTTGTACTACAACCGCACCAACAGTAGTTGAGCTCGTCGTTAAATGATTTGTAGAATCGTTAACCTCGTGGGAAGAAGCATTGCTATTATTGCTGATTCCCTGCTGAGTAGGAGTAGAAAGACCTGTCTCAATAGGAAAATTGTTTCCGGGTCGCAAGATAAACATTGGGTTAGCGAAGGTAACCGAAGTTGGAGCAAAAGCTGAAGCGTCTAACTCTCTTTTTACTACTTCATTATTACCGTCTACAAATAAAGCTGTAAGCTCGTTGCTATCTGTAACTGGAGTAGTGCTAAACGAAAGCTTTTCTACTTGAACCTCATTTGTAGAAAGAGCAAGAGCTGATGTTGTACCCGCTCCGTCTTCAATAGCTTTAACTGTTGAGGTAACACCGTTAGAGTCTAGTTTTAGTAACGAAGTGTACGTATCTTTTATTTTGTTTCCTGAAAGAGTTGCCATTTGAGTATCTTTGTATTTAATGCAAATTTAATAAAAATGAAGAAGCGGTCTAGAAAGGGTATGTTCCGTGATTTTAAAATGCGTGAGCAAAAAAATCTATCAAGGACATATTTAAAGT